TATAGGGAATTCACTCTTAATTGCATCTTGAAGCCTTTGCTCTCTTTCAGGAAATGGGATGTTAGGCAATGTTTGCCAAACTTGCCACATATTTTCACTATTTTTTACTATCAAAGCATACATTAGACTTCTCCTTTATTCTATAATTCTACCATACAAAGCGCATAAAATACTAATAAGACAACTATACGCATAAACTTGACTTTTGGCTGAAAATTATGTTATACTTGGTAGTAACACCTACCAGGGTGTTATTGTTTTCTAAGGAGGAAACTATGATTAAATTTATCGAAAGAAACAAAGAGATCATTAGCACACTCAGTATCGTAGCATTAGTAACTGTTTTGTCGAACGGAGCCAATGCTGATTCAGGTCTTGATACTAAGAACAATCTTAGCCTTGAACAGGCTCAGACATCGGAAACCACCTCGAAAGAGGTTTTTTTGGTTTCTAAGGAAAAAATGTTGGAGAGTTTTGCGAACAAGACATCTCTTACAGATTTAGAACTAAAAAAGATGTTATCGCTAGTTGGCTTCAAAGGACAAAACCTTGTTGAGGCTTGGGCTGTAGCAAAGAAAGAGTCAAATGGTCGTCCATTGGCTTTTAACGGAAATGAAAGCACTGGAGACTCATCATATGGAATATTTCAGATTAATATGATTGACTCCCTTGGTCCTGACCGTAGAGACAAGTTTGAGTTGTCCTCAAATGCTGAACTTTTTAACCCAGTATTAAATGCACAGATTGCACACCATATGAGTAACGGTGGAGAAAACTGGACTGCCTGGAAGGGTATGACTCCAAGAACTAAATCATGGATGTCTAAATTTCCTAAATAGTTTTGCTCCAATTTCCTGACATTTTTTCATTAAATGTCCAAAAAGATGCTACGGTATATCTTGTGCTGTTTTCTACCTTAGTTACACCATGAGAATGTTTTGGGTCAGCGGGATGAAAAGCAAACGATCCAGTCTTTGGGACTACCTCTATATTAAAATTAGAGTAGTATGTGTGTCCGCCAATGTAGTTGTCATTTAAATATATTACAGAACCAAAACTGCGATGATCGTGACCTATTGCCTCTGTATCACTCATGTCGTCTGCATGTGGTCCTTGCTCCATTCCCTCAAACCATCGAACAACCTGAATAGAGTCAGAATAAAGAGGATAACCAATACCATACTCTTCTTTTATTTTATTCATAGATCTGTTATTAATATCTAAAAGAATATTTGCAGCATGTTTGTCATGTTTTAAAAATGTAGAATAGTTTGTTATTCTATTATCCCAAAACTTATATCCAGCACCTTCCCATAAGTCTATAGAAACTGCCGAATTAATAAGATATTCGCAATCTTTTTTTGGCAAAAAGTTTTCTATAACTTTTGCACTAAACATTTTTTTCTGATGAATTCTGCTCTTTGATCCAAATATATGTTTTCTTAATTCCTTCTTGCAGCGTCATAGAGTAATCCCATCCTAATTTTTCTCTTACAAGGTCGTTCTGAGAATTTCTTCCTCTAACCCCTAAAGGTCCTGGAATATGCATCTTGCTTAAGGTTTTACCTTCAACGCTACAGGCAATATCAACTAACTGATTTATTGTAACCATTTCCTCAGACCCAATATTAACGGGCCCAGTAAAGTCTGACCTCATAAGTCTTCTTGTTGCCTCTATGCATTCGTCTATATATAAGAATGAGCGGGTTTGTTCTCCGTCCCCCCAAATTTCTATAAAACCATCTGACTGAATAACCTTTCTACATATTGCTGCTGGTGCTTTTTCTTTTCCACCATCCCATGTGCCTTCTGGTCCATAAATATTATGATATCTAGCAATTGCTACTGGAATGTTATTGTTTCTATTAAATGCTAAGAACATTCTCTCACTAAACAGTTTCTCCCAGCCATACTCGCTGTCAGGATCTGCAGGGTATGCATCAGACTCCTTAAGCCCAGGGTTATTAACATCTAACTGCTTATAGTCAGGATACATACATGCAGAACTTGAATAGAATATCTTGGTTTTATTGATATCATACTTTGCGTTTAATCTTGACTGTGCTCTAAGAAGATTAAGATTTATTAGCGCAGAGTTTTCCATAATCTGAGAGTCATTATCTCCAGTAAATATGTAACCAGCACCACCCATGTCTGCTGCAAATTGATACACTTCATCAAAGGATGTTATTAGTCCATACGGTATTTCAGAATAAAAGTTACCAGCGTATCCCTTGAACTGAACAACCTTTTCCATATTTTGATATACTGATAAATCTCTTTCAATAAACTCGTCTGCCTGTGTATCAGAAAAGTCTGGATGCTTTAAATCTACACCACGAACCCAATATCCTTCTGACTTTAATCTCTTTACCATGTGGCTTCCTATAAAACCACCTGCCCCTAACACTAGCGCTGTCTTCATGATATCCTTGACTCCTTCCACTCTCTCCACCACTGTTTCGTAAAACTGTCTTTGTCATTATAGCCATTCCAGGAATATGGGCCATTTTGATCATGCTCTTCTTCCCCGAATATTCTCCATTGTATATCTCTTTTTTGATTTAATCCTCTATGAATATACCCAGTGTATGTGCTTCCTGGGCTTCCAATAAAATCTTTGCTATAGTGCATCACAAGATTATTTAATATACCAAAAGAAACTTCTTCTTTAAACCTAAACTCTCTAAAATCTTTATAAAAATTATTTAAGATATAGTCATCTAATAACAAATAGTTATATGATGATTTTTTTATCAATTCGCTATCTGGCTGGTCGGTACACATCACAATAGGAAGCCTGTTATTTATTTTATTAATACCAGAGTCTAGAATGTTATTATCTGGATCAAACATTTTTTTATGGTCTGTAAGTCTAAAATGTGCCCCATTAAAATCTCCTATAGATAGTGCTATTTTTTCTGCAAGTTCGTAATATTCTGGTTTAAACCTTACAGAAGATAGACTCTTATCTAAAGACGAATCACGATCAAAAAAGAATCTGCTGTAGTACCCAAGCGTCTTTTTTAAATGAATATTGTTGTAGTCGTTTAAAAAAAGCCTTTTTCTTCCTTCAGAAAAATTTTCTTCTTCTTTTGTATAATCGTGTGATGGTACCGAATAGTAAAACATCATATTGTCTATTCGCAAATCTTCATAAGTAAAATTGCTTATAGCATCATCTATAAATATATTACAATCTTTATTCTCCCAGTCTAACAAATCTGATATATTAGGAAAAACATTTGAATCAATTAAATGACTTCTACTGTTGTATTTATAGTTTGCAGAGTATATCGCAACTCTTGCATTATTATATTCTGGGTTTGGGGGATTGTTTATATTATGAAAAACTAATGGCTTTTGAGATCTATTAGACAGACCAACAGCAAGTTCCAAACTTGTTATCTGATTGAACAAACCACAAGGCTGATACAGTTGGTAAAAGATGCTGCCCATTGTTACATGCTCTGAGTGTTTTCATTTTTTACAGCACGAATTGTATTGTATAGGTACTGAGGACCTTCTTTAAAAAACCAATGGTCTGGTTCTACATAAAAGAAAAATGCATTAGCAACAAGGTTTGTTTCTGGATTTGGAAACTCTTCTCTCCAGTGCTCTTGATCATTTCCATATGATATAACTGCATCATTTTCTTCAGGCTGAAACTTTTGACCTTCAACATAAAAGTCCCACGGAGTTTTATGAAAAATTGTATAGTTAATATGATATGTACATGCGTTGTCGTCTTTATGCTTCCAAAGCCTTGCTTTTTCACCTTCATACACACTTATTAAACACCAAGATGGTAGAAGTGTCTGTGATTGAAATTCTTCCTTTGCTAAAGGCAAAAGCATTTCATGAAATTTTCTAAGTGGTTCTGTATTTTCTTTATGTGTTCCGTCCCATATTGCCCACTGATGTCTTCCAAATCCTTCGTCAAAAGTTGTTTTGTCTGTTGCCCATAAATTCATGGCTAAACTTTGTAACTCTTTATGTTCTTTTTCTGGAAATACATTTTTTAACAAATATGGAGACTTCATATTACCACTTCCCTAATGGGCACTCTGCTAACTTCATCTTACTTTTTACAGCCATAAAGCATCCACACTTTTTGCACTGTTTTGTTAATTTAATTAACTCTGGACATGCCTGGCAAATGCTATATCTCTCTTCTGCTAAAGAATCATCTACCCATTCAGTGCTGCCACTAAAAATATCACTTGGCTTAACCTGAGAGTTTTTGTTGTTTTCAATTATTTCTTTTATTTTATCTATTCTGCTGGTCATTCTTTAATTATACACCATATAGAACTTATTTCAAACTACTGCGCTCCAGGAACTGTAAAGTATGGGAAGTAAGGAGATGTTACAGGAGCCATTACAGGGGCTGCAACTGGTGCTGCTACTGGGGCTGCAACTGGTGCTGCTACTGGTGCAAAGTATGGGAAGTATGGTGGTGCAACAGGTGCTGCTACTGGTGCAAAGTATGGGAAGTATGGTGGTACTGGAGTAAATGATGGGAAGAATGGGAATGATGGAGGTGTGCTCCATGGTGTTGAAGAACATTCACCAAATGTTGGTGACCAATAGTATCCACATGCCTGACATGATCCCTGACTTAGTAATGATGGATCAGAACAAACTGGTGCTACAGGTGTAGGTGCTACTGGCACTGGAGTTGGTGCTACAGGTGTAGGTGCTACTGGCACTGGAGTTGGAGCGACAGGTGTAGGTGCTACTGGCACTGGAGTTGGAGCGACAGGTGTAGGTGCTACAGGAGTTGGTGTGTCCCAAGGTGTTGTAGAACATTCTCCAAATGTAGTGCTGTAGTAGTATCCACATGCCTGACATTGTGACTGATTTAGCAAGTATGGCTCAGCGCATACTGGCGCAACTGGTGTCA